TTTTTTCTGAATGTATTCTACATCTTCAATGTCACCTGTAAACTGCCCTCCAGGAAGTGTTTCAATACGAGAAGATCGATCACCTCTTGTTGGTATAAAATAATCCTCATCAACGCTTAATGGATTATATCTTAAGTCTACACGGCCGGTTCCGCTATCAACTACTTGATTTCTCTTTAAGGCTGTTTTTGCCTTTTCTACAAACGCAGGTACTTTATCTGGTGGAATATTTCCTACGTCAATATAGAATACGCGGCGCTCTGGTGAACGAATGATTCTATAAACCATCATTGCATCTTCTATTAAAAGCAACTGGCGCCAGATTCTTCGAGCAGGCTCAAGAATTGAAGTACCATATGGTAAGAAAAGATCGCTACCTAGAATTCTAAAATGAGCTACCTGCCAATTTTGTAAAATTCGATTTCCCATTGTTACCCAACGGAATCTAACAGCAAAAGGATTGCTTGGATCAAATCCTTCCTCACGTTCAATTTCGTTTATTGGAATTGGAATTGCATTAACAATTCCATGATCCTCTTGAACATCCAGATATAACATATTATCACCATATTTGCACATGTTGCGCACCCATGGCCATAGATTAAATTCGACATTAAGAATATCAAAAAATAATTGTTCTAGAATTGATCTAACTTCTTCATTGTTAGAATGAATTTCTATAATATCACCATGACTATTTGGCACACACGTCTCATCAGCATATATGTCTAATCCGGATGCCAATTCAGGAGTCATTTCCATTTCTGAATAGTCATTATATCGTGCCATTCTTTCGATTTGGCCAACATTTGAAACGACTGCATAGGTATTATAGCTCTGTGTTGCAAAGCCTGTGCCTTCTCCAGTAGGATAAGGCTTTCTCTGTATTTTGTGCCGAACAATTGGTCCTGCACGAAAAAGTTTTGTTAATTGCTTAAATACGTTATCTGCCATATTTTCTTACCAGTACTATCCAACGAGCCAATCAAAATTTGCTAGCTCATCACCATAAATATTTTTAATGCGCTTATTAACATTGGCATTTCTTGTATTACTTGTTGAAAATTCATCAGACTTAAATCCCGTAACATCTTTTATTGTATTTGTTGAAACAGACATGGCATCTAATAACGCCTCTGCATCTGCACCATATTTAACAATCATTATATCACGAAGCCATAACATCTGACAGAAAGGCATAATTAAATCATCATTATAACCCCGCATTGCCTGTGGTTTGTCATTATACCAAATAAATGTTCTTAATTCCTCAACAAGCCTGGGCGGAAGCCTTGCATCTTTAAATTCAGATATAAACTCACACATTTTGTTTATTATTAATGGTCTATTTTTAGAATTTAAATTAAATCCTGGAATTAAATCTTTGCGATGTGTTCCATATAAGACCTGAACGTGTTGTATTGATCCCTTAATCGAATATATGATATTTTCATATTGCAGTTCGGCAAGTCTCATTGCTGCAGCATATCCAATACCGGTATTTTCAATTGACACTGCACATTTATCATACATATTAGCTGTATCAATTACTAATTTAACAAATTCAGGTATTTCAATCTTTCCCTTATAATCACATACTATATCACAATTCTCAACATCTGCTACTAAAAATGTTGAATAATCTGCGCCATCCCCGCGGGCAACATCTGCCACTAAGATATATTTTTTACCATGCTCAGGATATTGATATATCCAGCGATTACTGTCAAGGTAATCTTTATCTTGATACTTTAAAATATTCTCCTTAAGTGCCCCAATAATCTCACCTGATATTACCGTATCTCCTGAATTTAAGAATGAACACAAGTACTCTTGTGCTATTTCCTTCTTTGTCATCCCACGTGTTTCTTTTTTAAACCATTCTTCATTATGGTCGGGATGTACATGCCATGGTAGGCGAAGTACATTAAATTCGTTTATTTCATTTTCAGCATCAACATATAAACTATGAAACTTGCCCCCGACTCCCCATGGAGTAGACAAAACAATACATCGACCACCGGTAGAAATTGTTGGAAATGCAGATGCCCAAATTGTATTAAGATTACGAATCTTTGCGGCTTCATCAATAATTAAAAGTGAGAGTGATTCTGACGTGCCGGCATTATCAGTTGGGGCGAGGGCTTTTACATAAGATCCATTATTAAGTGATAATCCATGTTTATTATCTGTTGGCAGCTTAAGTCTTCCCTGGTTTCCTGCAATACCAAAAGCGCGCTTAAAATCCACTGGAAGATTTTCAAATATATATCGAATTTTACGAATAAGGCCTCGAGCAGCATCACCATCTTTAGAAATCACAACAATTGATTTATCACGAAAAAAAAGCATAAGGTAAGCAATATATGCTGCGCAAATAGTAGAAAGGCCTAATTGTCTAGCTTTTAGAATTAAAACAAATCTAGATTCGTTAAAAAGCTGTACAGCTTCAGTTTGAAAGTCATATGCGTCAAGTTTTATTTTTCCACGAGTCGGATGCGCAATATACGTATATCTTTTAAAGAAATATGAAAATTCCTTTCTAGATTTTTTTATTTCCGCAATGACCTGTGACTTATTCATTATCTATCAAGCCTCATATTTTTAATTTGCATATCCTTTATTTCATTATCACAAGATTGAGATTGAATATACTTACGCATTTTATTGCGCTTTCTTTTAATTTTTTTGATAATTTTTTGTTTATCATTCCTTAAGCGCTTAAATGAATTATCGCCATCTACCCAGTGTGATACGCAATGTGTGCAAACTCCATATAAATAAAAATCTTGAGATGTTGTTTTAGAGAGGCCATTAGGCATAATCCCGCAGCCAGGACAATGTAGTGGGTCTACACCTTTTCTAATTTTTGTAGATTTCCAGTAACCACCATGATCTTTGCTTTGAACCCACTCGTAGCCTTCACGTTCTTTCTTCATGTACCTCTCACGTATTCAGGATTATCAATTGAGTATAGGCCAATATAACTGATCATATAGCGATCAGCTATGTGGGACAAGCTAAAGGGATGTCCCCAAAATGAAGATCGTGCACCAGGAACTGATAATCTTTCAAATTCAATTTTTGCTTTATCGAACTTTCCTGGTAGGGTTTTTCCTGTAATTTTTTTATATTGCTTACCCACATCTTTCATTACTTCTTTAATTTTTTTGCTGGCCAGCTGATCGCCTTCTTGAATATATCTTTGCATTGCCACGTTATCCAGCATTTCTATATGTTGACATAAGATTGAATATACAATTTTTTCAGAGCCAACATTTTGAGTTTTCACCGCTAGTCCATATTCATCAGGATGCGGTGTATTTGCAACTGCCTGATGTAATGCATCTAAATTTACCTTTTTCATTTTTAATTCCTCGGCTGGTTTACTGCGTAAGAGACACCAATTGTCGCTAAAGTTCCAAATAAGACTCCAACAGTTATACCTAGAACACCTTTATTTCTATTAAACCAATTATCATTAATATTAATTTCATGTTGTAATAACGTAACATGGTCTTTATATATTTTAATTTCTTGCTTGTAGCGAAACTCTAATGCATCAAACTGTTTTTGTGAAAATTGTAAGTCAGCCTGTAGCGTACCGATCTTTGTGATTGTAAGACGATAATTTGATTCCGATACCAATATACCTAAGTATATTTTTCCATTAACTTCACAATGAGCAGGCATATCATCAAAACTATTTATAATAGGCGCAGGTTCACCAGCATATGCAATATTCATAGGAAGCATAAATATGCTGATTGATAAAAATACTGATATTAAAGTTCTCATTATTTTGACATAACTTCTTTTTTTAATTCAATTAAACTTTTAAGTCTAACATCTGTATCTGATATTTTTTCTATTTGTTTAATCCTAGCATCCAATACAACCTTTTCCTGTTCATTTTCCTTTTGTGCAACAGCAACCTTTAGGTCATACGTATTTGCTTCAGCTTCCGCTTTATCATATAGCGATATTAAAATTGCATTTGCAATATCTCTTCGTTTTTTTGGTAATAATATTGTAAATATAAAAAGAAAAAAACCAAAAAAAGATAATATTGCCCAAAGATATTTCTTAATAAGAGACTTAGTTCTACTCAAAAATCTACGCATTTTAGGTTTCTCTTGCTGCCTTCCAGCGCTCAATAAGATCCACCGCACCCTGCGTTCCAATATAAATTATTGTAATTCGCTCAAAAACCTCAGACCACCTATCAGTGATAGAGAAATCTGTTAAGGCAAATAAGCAAGTCAATCCAATCATTGTAAGATAAGCAAAAAGCTTTCTAGAAATAGCTTTTCCAATAATGTGATCTAAAATAGCTTTTCTTCTACTCATCAGTCTTAACCCCGGCGGTCAATTCACCTGTGCGAATACTTGTAACAATCTTGATTATACCAAGTAAACGCTTTAAAAGTTCATTATATTTTCCAGGACTATCCTTTACACCTTGGGCTGCATCAACTATTTGTTTAATAGTACGTACGAGTGCTGCCCATTGTGTTGAATCCATACCCTTGATCTGCTCTTGATATGTACTTGCAAGAGATTTTCCAAGTTCTTTAAAATCTTGAGGTACCCTTGCACTCTTAGGGTCCTCTGGCCTATCTGGCCCGTCCTTATCCGCTTTTCTTAAGATTCTATCAAAAATTGGATTTTCTGTAAGCGGATGGGCATTATTTTCTGTAAGCGGGGCGACAACTGTGTCTGCCATAAGAAAAACTGTTTCAATTGCTTTTTTACGTAATTGAAATTGATATTCTTCCTTAATTATCCTCTCAATTTCACTTATAGTTACTCTCTTAAGGGACTCTGTTGGTATCTTTGGTATTTTCGGAATAGGCTTTTGTTTCCTAAGCATCGCAGCGATTTTTGGACCAGGGCCAGCATGCGTTTTTCCTGCTCGCCGAGATGGAGGAACATCACCGATTGTTCCGGTAGACGCTGACGGGGTCTTTTTGATCATGCCCTTAACAGGAGGAGCATCAGTAGGGCCAGCCCAACCCTTATATTGAAGAGCAGAATCAAGTGCATCCATATATTTACCTAGCTTAGTAAGATATGTACGTGATTCACCATCTTTATGCGTTTGGTTATCTATCATCCTAGCCAGGATGTTTTTCATCATATTATATTCGTTTGATTGAAATCCCAGCATTTCCTTGTCTTTGCTGGTCCTACCAAACAACTTATCAAGTACCTGGCCAAGCTTCTGGAACATTCCTCTTGGCACTCCAGTAAGTTGCTTTTGTTCCTCTGCGTCAACTACTTCAATTATTTGTTTATATATGCTATTTGGCATAAGGGCTCCTGGTTGTGATAAATACTCATATATACTTATCACTCAGGCGTCATTCATGCCGATACAAAATGAATAAAAGACTGGTTTCCATCTGAGGTTATCTCAAGTTGAGAATCAACTAAATCTTTTAAAAGATCTATATGTGATATAATAAATATTGTATCGAACATTGTCTTAAGATACCCAAACAAACTATCCAGACAATTAATTTTTTCATCATCAAGGGAACCAAATCCCTCATCTATGAAGAAAACATTAGACTTTGGTAGATTAGTAATCTTTATAAGTGCCACACGAATTGCTATAGATGAAATAAATTTCTCTGACCCTGACGCTAACTCGATTAGGCGCTTTCCATTCTTTGCGTCCTCGATGAAAATCTCAATTTTTTTATCTTCTTCATCATGCTCTAAATATACTTTAAAGTTTACGATATTGCAAAGAACATTATCTATAGCGGAATTAATTATTGGTAACTTCTCTTTAATCACATGATAACTAATACCATTTTTTGACATTGCATCAAGATAATATTCATATGCAATGTATTGTAATTTAAGATTATTAACTATTTGTTCATCATTAAATATTTTATTTTTTTGTTCCTTGCACATGCCAAGTTCAACATTCAACGATTCTAGATCTCTCCTTAAGTCTAAGATTTCCTTATCAACATATACACGTTGCTTTTCAAACTTATTAATATTCCTTTTA